AATGCTGAGATCGTCAGCGATTTCCCCAGCCTCGGCTTCCAGAGCACCGAGGCGCTCGTTCACATCACTCAAGCCAGCTTTCAATTCGTCCAATTCAGACCTCTCTTCCGGAGTTAGTTCCCTAGTTTCGACCACGGACAACAGCGTCCGGAGTCTTTTCTCAATCTGATCATCCATGTGAAACCTCCCAGTTGAAATTCAACTTGTTACAAAGCCTATCTGACGCGCCGAACTGTCAGCGTTCGCAACGCCAACATGATGCTCAGAGCATCCGTGTCTTGAAGCTTGCGATGCTCCTGCATGGACCGGATGGCCACGCTGGTCTCCGGGTAGGCTGGCACGGACACAACGCTGACCTCATGCAGCACCAAGTCATGAATCGTGCGGCGCTTCAGCCTTGGATTGGACTCGTGCGGCTCCCATGAATCACTGGAATGTGATGGCAGGGTGAAGCCGAAGCTCATTTGGTCGAGGTCGCCACGGCGAGTGAGTTCCGCCAGGTCCCTGGCGAATCCTGTGTCGGGGAGATCGATCTCCACCTCAAGGCCTTGGCTGGTCTCGTTCAGGCGCAAGGTGCCGTTGGATCGCCTTCCAAGGAGCAGCCGGCTGTCATGGCTCCAGAACGCCCTGACATCTTGCGCGGAGTCCATGGAACGCTTGAACGCACCAGGAGCAATCCGCTCGATGAAGCCACCAAGGTCTTCACTGTCGCTGTTGTACACAGCGGCTAGACCTCGCAAGGTCTTTGCTTCCTGATCAACGCCGGTGAGTCTGGAAAGTCTGCGTTCCATGTGATGCTCCTGTCAGCCCCCGACGCCGGAGCCTGCCGGCGGGGTGGATGTGCCGGAATTTGTGGCAACCGGCGCCGGGGGGGCCTTGCCGGATGAAGCCGCTGCTCCTGCGGCCATCTCTTCCGGTGATAGTTCCTTGATGTTTCCGAATATCGCGGCAATGGTGGCATCGCCAACCAACGGGAATGCGGCCTTCGCAATGGCGATAGCGGCAGACTTTGGCAGCAATCCGCCGGCAACCTTGAGCGCCAGATCGACAAGCGCGGTGACCTGAGCGCCATTAAGCGCAGCAGCTTGCACATCTTGCTGCGGTTGAGGCTGGACATCTGGAGTCTGTGCGGACATGTCCAGCATTGCCGGCTGCAATCCGCTCTCGGTATCCGTCTCCGACACATCGACATCCGAGAAGGAGGAGTCAATAACCGGAGATTCCCCGGCTGGAGCCCTGGCACCCACACCCTTGCCGAGAGGCTGCATGTTGAGCGGTTGAAGGTACTGATCACCTTCAGGACCGATAGGATCGAGGCCTTCCAACTTGCGGCAGTCATTGGCCGAGAGCCATCCCCAGTTGCGAGCCACCGCCATCGCCTGCACCCGTCGCTCAATGTTGGCACGCAGCAACCCGTTCAGGTCGTGCTCCACCTTGTGCGTTCTGCGCTCCACGGTGGACAAGCACTTGAGCATCACTTCCTGCTCGATGCGTATCAGGATTGGCTGGAGACAGTCCGTCAGGAACTGCTGCTGCTCGCTGTCGATAGTCTTGAAGCCGGGGGAGTCAATCGCCTTCAACTTGCTGAGTGGCACATGGAACCAACGCGCCACCTCACGCACAGCGTACTGGCGTTGTTCAAGGAACTGGTTGTCGGTGGCGGTGGTCTGGACCGGGTTGAAGGTCATCCCGTTCTCAAGGACGATCACCTTCCCGGCATTCTCGGTGCCGGAGTGGACGCGGGTGAAATCGGATCTCAACCGGTCAACCGCTTCAGCGCTCAATCGTCCAGGATGCTGGAGCACACCAGCGGACTTGATGCCTTGGTCCATCATCGCCTGCGCCACGCCTTCGGCTGAAAGGTTCAGGCCAAGGCTGGACGCCGCCCTAGTCAGGACCGACACCGCCATGATGCCGTTTTCATCCAGCGGACCCGTGCGGATGTGCAAGCAGTTCCGTGCTGGTAGGTGCGTCTGGTCCTCTGTGCCTGCCGCAAAGGTGTACCAGATCGCGCCATCGGAATCTCGTTGAGCGGTGACATACTGCGCTGGCAACCACCACAACGCACGCACTGACCCATTGGCGTATCGCTCAATCTCGGCGAAACCATTGCCATAGAGCAGTGCGTCATTCAGCAGGGTGGACCGGAAGTCCACGGCTCCCATCTCACCGTTGGGGAAAGCGTGGAGCAGGTCGAAGAGTGGATGATCGGTGGCTCTGGCTCGGCCTTCACCGGATGATCGGTACAGGAACAGTGGAAGACCGGCGATGGTGTTGGAGATCAGGCTGACGCAGCAATGGACTGCCGAGATGGTGACCGCTTCGTGAGGGGAGATGCCGCCAGTGTGGCCGAGAATGCTGGCGGTGCCGGGATCGGATAAGTTGTAGCCGACAGTGCGCCAGAGGCTCCCCTTGGGGTGGGACCTGCGGAAAATGCCGGCTATCCAGCTTTGCGCTGATTGGAGGAGTGGTGCCATGTCGGAAAGAATACCGACATGGCGGAACTGTCAGGAGTCACCGCATCTCAAGCAGAACTTCCTCAATAGCCCGCTTGGTGTACCCATCAGGATCTTCCGCGTACTCCCGCATCCACTTGGCAAGGTTCTCCAGTCCTTCAGCCAGATTGACCATGTCGGCTTTGGAACAACGAGCCTTATCGAATCGTTCGCGCAGGGTCATGGTTAGTCCTCCTTCTTTGGCCGACCTTTTCCAGGCCGCTCCAACTTCTTGAAATCCGACTCCTTGATCAGGTAATCCCTGCCGACCTTGTCAGCCTTCAGGGTCCCCTTGCGGATCATTGCCCGCACACCATGCGGGGTGATCTGTAACATTTCCGCCACCTCACCGACTGTGAGAAGTTTCATTTGGAATCCCTTCTGGTGCTTGGAACGCACTTCATGACCGTCGACTCAACCTTTTGAGCCGTACGGTAAACCAGTTCAGCCACCGGGCGGCTGGCATAATTACCGAGATTGACCCACTGGGTCGGACCCGGCACAGACAGGTACACTTGGTAGCTACCATCTGACTGAACGAAAAGCATGGCCTAATCCTCCAGAACGGAGCCAGTAAACTTAGTATTGCTGCCCATGTAATGTTACGCAAAAGAACTATTACTGTTCAAGAATTCTTGGCGTTGTGATTGTGAATCAGCCACATGACGCCGCGAATCAGTCCCCAGCCGATGGGTGAAAGCACTAGGCTGAGACCAATAAACAGGGTGATTTCGGCACCCCATGACAATGCGGCTGGCTTTTGCAGGACCAGCACGCCATCAGCCTCGTCGCACCGGCAGATCGCCTGAGGAGCCTTAGCCTCCACCAGCGCCCGGGTCTCCTCGGGGATCACAAACTTGCCGCAGCACTTGCACTTGTCCTTCAGTCTGATCATCACCCACCTCCTTCTTGTTGTTAAAACCACTCACATTGCCACAACCGTCCAAGAACCGAAAACTCTTGGTCCATTGTTCAGGACCCGGCTCGTCAGATAGATGCCGGTGATCCCGTCGAAAGCCAGTGCCTTACGGACACCTTCCAGAGTCAAACCCGAAACCTCAAAACCTTCGCTTGTCATCCGGTACATTTGGTGGCCTCCTCTTTGTGCCATCCGTTTCACTCACCACACATATATATTACGCATGGGTAACAGTTGTTGTTCGCCATGGGTAACAATTATTTTGGAATTATTTATTTGTTAATCTGGGTAAAATGCAAAACCTCCGGGTTGAAGCCGGAGGTTGTTCGTTTTCTGGATATTGACTTGAATTAGATCACAGTGATCCCTGCATAGCTCGAATCATTCGCCGCCTCGTGGAAGTCCAGCCGAGCCAGCGCCATCACACCAGCCACAGCGAGATCGATGCGCTCGGTGGACTTCGCCTTGGATAGCTTGATGTTCCCGGCTGGATCCTTTTCCACCACGCAGTTGGCCACGCACCAGTTCATCACTGGGTGGTCGCCGTGTTGGATGCGCTTGGACAGGATGGATGCTTCCCATAGCTTGGTGGCAGGACTCATCGAGTAGAAGCCTTGGCCAAAACCTGTCACATCCAAGCCAGCCTCTTGAAGTTCTTGTGACAGTTGTGCTGCGTTCCAGCGGTCCACAGTGACTTCACGGATGGAATACTTCTCAGCCAGCTCGAATAT